TAAGTTCAGGGAAAGCCATGCGATCTTTAAACGCATCCAGAAGGATAAGCTGGGGGGAGTCATTTTCTTCCTCGTTGTAGAAGATGCCCCACGTTGTACACGCGGAATAGTCGGAGTTGTTCTTGGTCTCAAACGCCGTATCCCATGACTGGATGATGTACTCGCACTTGGGCGGGTCGTCATGCTCCCAAATACGCCACATTTTGCGTGAGACGATGGCCGAGTTCTCGGATGTGGGCTGCTGCATGTACTGCGCGTTCCAATACCGTGGGTCAATAGATGCTTTTGTCGATTTCAGCGCCTCAAGTGACCACTGCTCTGGCCACAGGGACTTCTCGTCCTCGTCCCCGTCGTTCAAAATGGCCGGCAACTCCACAATCTCCCATGGAATAGCCTCTGGGTTCTTGGTTTGGTAGTCAATTAGGCGCCCAGTCAGGTCTAACAGAGACCAACGGGTCATCACAATGATAATCCCACCGCCCGGCATCAAACGCTGCAGTGGGCCGGTCTGGAACCAAGACCAAGCTGTATCAAACGCAAGTCTACTGTTGGACTTTACGTCCTGTTCCGAGTGAGGATCGTCAATAACGAACAAATCAGCACCACGACCAGCAAGAGCGCCCCCGACACCAGCAGCGTAGTACTGACCGCCAGCGCTTGTAGACCACTTACCGGCAGCTTTTTGGTCATCTGCCACCATTGTCTGGGGGAAAACTTCTCTGTATTCATCAGAATCGATCAAGTTACGTATGCGCCGCCCGAAATCTTCAGACAGACCCGCAGTGTGCGTGCCCATGATGATCTTCTTGTGGGGGTATTTGCCCAGAAAGTACGCGGGGAACAGGTAAGAGCTGAACTCAGACTTGCCCATACGAGGCGCAATGTTGATAATCACGCGCTTTTTCCTGCCCTCAACCACGTCCGTGAAAATTTTAGCCAGCTTCTTGTGGTGTGGGCCAATCTTAAAGCCCGGATACACCGCTTGGGCAAACCCCAGCATGTTTGTTTTGGCCGCCTGCAGTTTGGCGCGGGACTCCCGAAGCTCTAAGTCTTCAAACAACTCCATCTTTTCTTTGACGCTCATGTGCGGCAGCACCTTGGCCATGGCTTCAAGCTCCAACTTACTCAGGGTGGTGAAGTTTTCAGGCTTCATCGGTCTTTTCTTCGGTCACGTCTACAACGTCGATCACACCCATGAACCTGTTGAGCTTCTCTTTAATACGCGTCTCTAGCTCTATGTCCGACATCTGGGTTTTCTTGACCTCAATCCGTTCGGTGAACAGCGCTACTTCCGTGACCTTGCCCAACATGTCTAGCGCCTTGAGCCGGATTCTGGCGTCTGGATGTTCGACTTCATCTAATATTTTAGCCACAGCAAAACCCCGTAGCTCCTTGGCTTGCTCGACAAACGCCCAATCGTAGGCAGTAAGCATCCCAACCAAATGCTGCACTGCAGCAGGAGTCTTTAAGTTAGCTAGCGCTTGTTGCGTATTCCCCACAGGCTGGCCTGTCACGAGACTTGCAAAAGACTTACGGGCAGATTCTTGTTCTGCCTTGGACTCGATCTCTTCGTCCTCAAGCTCTAAATTCTTCAGCCACTCAGCGGTTTTGACTTTGGCGTCAATGGTCGTGGCTGGCTCTGCCTTTTCAAAAGACAGGATTTCCGCAGTGGCGTCGACCACCTCTGGATGAAACTCGCCGTTAATCAAATGTTCTAGCATTGCGTAGGGGTAGTACTGGCGTCGTACTTGTTGCCTCGTTGGTGTTAGTGTACACTTCTTTTCGGTGATGGCGCAAGTCATTGCTTCTCCTTGATGGTTTCAGTTGCCATCTTTTGCCCCGGCTCGCAAGGTTGGGGCATTTTTTTATATTGTAATGTCCAACGTTTGACATGGTACCTTGGGAATTTTTTAAAATTTTTAGGGGGTGGGGTGTTTGTGGTCAGGAATTTTAAAAATTGGCTTTGCGGGTGAGGAACAGTGTTCATGTGCGCTACGGGACTCCGCTTTCTACACGGGGGGTGGGGGATGGGTGGGGTTTCGCTATACCCAAAATGACCTATCCCAAACCCCCCATATGGATACTGAAAGTGTTGATTAGCAATAGTGCTTCCCAACAACGGGGAAAGGTTTCCCCATCCAACTAGGAGATAGTCATGTCAGTTCAAACCAATGTCAATCTGTATTGCAAGTCCAAAGTATCCAAAGCCCAAGCCATCGTTGATCTCACGAAGGAACTCAAGCGCAAGTCTCGTGAGACTGTGCGGGCAACACTCATGCCACTTGTGGGCAAGTTCTGGAGTGTGAAGCTAGTCGATGGCGAGGGCAAGGCTAAGGGTAGCAAGGTGTTCGAATCGAGTGCAGAGAACTATGAGAACGCCAAGCGTGATCTCTATGATCTTGTCGTTGGCATCTGTGGCAAGGCAAGCAGTAGCGGTAGCAAGGAGGCAGTCGCAGTTCCTAGGAAGTTACTGAGCAACATTACCTCAGAGATTATTGACGCAGGGCTAACACGTGATGAGTTCAACGCTTTGTTGACTAAGTTGCGTGATGCTGTTCAGTTTCAATAATCATAATGGGGAAAAGTTTCCCCGTTCTTCCAGATCAGCGCAAGGGCGGGGCTCTTGCGTTGTTTCATTTCTTGTCCAATGCGTTCACACGCAACCTTTCAATAATCTTAAGGAGTCCATCATGTACCAACTATTCAACCAATACCGCACCAAAGAAGTAGGCATCGTGCAAATCGGCGCACGTGAGTACCACTTGCAATACCACTACCCCAATGGCGGTAGCAACTACGTTGTCTATGTATTCAGCAAGAACCTAGCCGAGAGAGGGCGTGTGTTCAGCACCGATGAAGCAGCACTCGAATGGATAGGCAAACAGCCCACACAACTGCCCCTGTTCTCTTGAATGGGGAAAGCTTTCCCCATCACTATGATTATTGACGTCAATAATCTTGTTTTTTCACGATATCCATGTGTATTGCGTACTGGACGATCAGGTAGACACCTCGCAACCCGCATGGATATTAGCGTGGCTCAAAAAAGTGGCAATCTATCTATCTTTTTAATATATATATATATATATAGAAGTATATTTATGGGGGTGAGCTCTTTTTCTTTTGCTTGGACTTCTTTTAAAAGACAAGCCCAAGTGCTCTCCCACAAAAAGGTAGATAGCGTGACACATTTACCGAGCAAGCGAGTATCCATGCGGTCTAGCGGGTGTCTACCGAATAGTCCGCTACGATATACACAGGACAGATTCGGGGTAAAATGTCCACCTGTACTTTGAAAGGATCAATAATCATGTACGAAACATACCTCAACCTCACGCCAAACGAGCTTCATCAAAGATTATTGAAGCGCAAACTGCACCCTGCGGAGATCACGCACATCAAGGACGCAGTCACGCAGATGAAGGAAAAGATGCGTGTCGACAAGATCACACGCCATCAGCGCAAGCTTGCATGGGACAACGTACTCAAACCGCTACGCTATGAACTCAACAGTGCCAAGGTTGGGCGTGCCTACGATCTCGATGATGAAGAGCGTGTTGAGGTGTTCGATGCGTACATAGCCGTGATGGAGAAACTATTGAACCGCTTTGCACATCCATCACGCAAGCTTGAGCAAACGCCCATGCAACTAGCCAAAGACAAGAACCTGCCCAACGAGGGCGAGCACTGGACTGATTGGATACCGCACCGAATCAAAGAACCCATACACAACGCCTTCATGTCCCTACCGCACAAGGCGAAGGCTAAGCGCAAACTACCCTTCCAACGCACAATGCTGCTCGATCAGCACGCCAAGGCAAAGCTAAGATTATTGAAGGCTACGCTCAAAGAGATGGATACGCTCGAGCGCAAACACATAGTCGCACCAACCGACGAGCGAGAAGACAAGATGAGACGCATAAAGAAAGCTCTCAAGATTATTGACGCTATGCAACCACATGACGTAGTACCCGCAACATGGAACACCTTAGATTTGGGAGAGTAGGCACGACCAGTGTCTGCTCTCACAACGGGGAAAACTTTCCCCATTCCCTCGGTCTCGGCACTTGGGCAACGCCGATGACCATCCTCAAACTGCCCGATCAAGGAGAAATGAAATGAGCACAAGCATCAGAACCCGTATCGACAATCTCAAAGACGAGATCCATGAATTGGAGAAGCAAGACGTAGTCACGCCCATCATGGTCAGCACATGGGTAGGTAGCGACATAGATCGGCAAGGGCTGATTGACTTACTGACCGAGTGCGTCAACGAGTTACCACACATGAAACGTAGTGTGCAGGAGTATTGGGAGGATCAACTAGAAGACGAATGGGATTGGTCTAAGACCACCGCCTTGTGGGATGGCGAGGACTGGCTGTTTGCAGGCGTACCGCCCGAGGCAGGCTGGGCATCAGGTGAGACGTGCTTCAGCGAGCGAGATTTAGGTGAGTGCGGTACGCCCGAGCAGGCGATCCGTGCGCTCAAAGCATATGTGTACAGCAACAACTGAAGGAGAATCAAATGACCAAAGTCAAACACAAAACAAACGTGCAACTTATCAACGGACTCATGACGCACTCACAGCAGGGCGTGCTCATGCAGGCGTTCCTCATCGAGGCCATAGCCAACTACGCCAAGCAAGTGCAGGCATCCAAGAGTAACCCCGAGTGGGCAGCACAGGCGTTCATAAGCTGGCAATCATGGTGTGCGTGCGCTGACGAGGCACTGGATGCAATCAACAACAGGAGTAAGTAATGAGACCAAGCACCAAAGAGAAAGAGTTCATCCGCTACTACAAACGCTGGCTGAACAAGATGCGTAAGAAGGGTTTAGTTGACTACGTAACAGGAGAAAGAAAATGAAATCATGTAGGAACTGCGAACGCTCAACGCACACATGGGGCTACAACACAGGGCTTGCTTGCTTCAAGGGGCAGTTAGTTCAGCGTGTGTCTATGAGCACAGAGGAAAACCAAGCGATGGACGCCCATCTACGGACAGTGGCAGATCGTTGCGAAGATTATCAACCAGAAGGAGAAAACAAATGAGAGTAATCCGTATCCGTATACACGGGAGATACACAGCCCCATTCAATAACCCATTCACGGCTAACGCCTTAGTCGTACCGCCCGAGTTGTCCGACTCGATGCGTGACGAGGTGCTGAAGAAGTACCACGACACGTTCTACGTGTTCAACGCTGGTGACCCAATCGAAGGTGAGCATCGCACATTCGAGGTGGATTCGTACGATGTAATAGATCACATGGAGGTAGCTGTAGCCTGAGCAACAGGTGTGTGTTAGTTCAACGGGGAAACCTTTCCCCATTCTTTATATAAATCAAGGAGAAGTATATGTTTCAGATAACTAGATTCGTGATGGAAGATTACATTGACTCACTCGAGCAGACGATCTACATCGTATCCCTCAACAAACGCTACATGGTGTACAACGCATCCCGTAGGCGTCTTGTCATGGATACTGTGAAGCACATGGATGCAGGTCAGTCGCCTCTCGATCTCGTTACATTAGAGAACCTGTGTGCGTGGACTCGTACCTCACGCTATCGTGTCATGGGTGAGGGAGCTTTTGCACCATCGCACATCACGTACAGGATGGCTGTTGTCGAGAGTCGTGATCGCTACGATCTGCATCAGATGATGCGCAGGTTGTTGACACCCACAATCGTTGCGGATCTGCCACGGCTTGCTCGCAGTCTTTTGTCTACTCGTGTCGACAAAGTCGTTGAGGCTTATGCCAAGAAGAATGACCCTACCTTAGACCAGTCACCTCCTATACCTAGCGCTAGGTTCAAGGACAGTTGGTACTACGAGCACAGCAAGGACTACTTCAAGATTGCTCGCAAGCATTACGCAGACTTCGGACGGCTTGTTGCTCGTGCCAAGGCAGGCGATGAGTCCATCACCAACGATGAGCTTCGCTCTGCGTTCTTTGAGTTGTCTGGTCGTTACAGCGAGGCTGGCAGTCACATCGAGAATGCGTTCACTGCCATCGAGGGTATGGGGGACATGGGCATTACGCACTGCGACTGTGGTCATTACGAGGACAGCGACAACACACACGAGGTGCGTAACGACACATGGTGCGACTCGTGCTTCGACGACAACGCTGTGTTTGTTGAGGATGAGAACGAGTACTGGCCTCGTGATGATGCGTACTACTCAGAGTCTCGTGATGCCTACTACTCTTATGATCGTGACGAGGATGACGACAACGAGGATGACGATGATGAAGACGACAGCGATCAGCCGATCATGTCGTACTCTACCAATGTGCTTCGTGTTCTTGACTATCCCTCTGGCATCACGTCTTCGCACTTCGGTGAGTTCACGCTAGGCATCGAGCTTGAGATGACCTCGGGTGACAATGACTGCAACGAAGCTGCTGAGTCTGTGCGTAGCCGTCTTGGATCCACATACTGCATCATCAAGCATGACGGCTCGCTACCGCACAATGGCTTCGAGGTTGTGACTTCACCGCAAGGTCTTGCACTTCACATCGACAAGTTCAAGAACTGGATCATCGACCCAGCCTATCGTGCATGGAACACAGGCAAGTGCGGTATGCACGTACACATCGACTCTCGTGCCTTCACGCAGTTGACGCTGGGTAAGTTCTTGATGTTCATCAACAGCAGTGCCAACGTCGACTTCATTCGTAAGATTGCAGGTCGTCATCCATCTGTCGATGACCAAGCTCGTAGCTACTGTGCGGCAGAGCATCAGTCGATCCTTACCAACCCCAAGAAGGCGGTCAAGGGTAAGTCTGGTGAGCGCTATCGCATGGTCAACATGTGCAACCTCGGTGGTCGTGAGGCTCAGCGTCTTGGTCTTAGCATGGACAACAGCTACAACGGCAAGTACAACACAGTCGAGCTACGCATCTTCCGTGCATCACTCAAGAAGGAACGTCTGCTTGCACAGATCGAGTTCACTCATGCGTCTGTCATGTTCTGCCGTGTCGCATCGTGGCGTGATCTCAACGGCACATCGTTTGTCAAGTGGCTCAAGACTGTGGCGGGTCAGTACCCTGCGCTAGTCAAGTGGTATGGCGTGCGTCAAATACACACATCCACACCGACAGTCATAGCGCCAGCGATGGACACTTGCACTGACGCTGTGCCCCCTGCGCCGTGGACACCCGAGCATACAGAGGACAGGCATGACAGAGACTACCCAGTGCACATACCCTACGACAACGAGGCTGAGGCTATCAGGTCATGGGTCACTCGTCAAGGTCTGTACTTCCGCTTCGCTACCTACGCAGGCTCTGAGTATGCGTACTTCCCCTACGGGGGTGACCTAGACACCATCAGCAGTGGCGATGTTGTCTATATGCGTGTCAATGATTTGTGGGTTCTTATGAACGAGGGGTTTGCTGCTTCACTTGCGCAGTCTTCATACACAGTGTCTGAAGCACAACCTGTTTAATTCAACAACAACCAAACGGGGAAACCTTTCCCCATTCTTTTACATCAAGGAGTTTTATTATGTGTCTCATTATTACTGGCAAGTCTTCCACAGTTCGTTCAACCCTGCTTAACACACACGGGCTACTGAGCGACATCTTCACATCCAATCCTGATGGCATCGGGTTCATGTATGGTTCAGCCAAGGGTCTCAAGGTCACCAAGACTTTGCCCAAGAATCTTGGCGATGCTACTGCATTCATTCAGCGCCTGCCTCAAGATGATCGTGAGATTGCTATACACTTCCGCTGGACTACGCACGGCAAGACTGACATGATTAACTGCCATCCGTATGACGTGATTCCTGGCTTCATTGCCATGATGCACAACGGCATCCTGCACACAGGTAATGCTGCTGACAAGACCAAGTCAGATACGTGGCACTTCATCAAGGACTACTTGCACAGCGCTGTGTCTGCATCACCTGACCTTGTGTATGACACAGGCTTCGTTGCTATGCTCGAGGAGTTCATCGGCAACAATCGCTTTGTGTTCATGAATGGCGAGGGTCGTATGCAACACGTCAACTTCGATCAGGGTATCGAGCATGACGATATGTGGTTCAGCAACACCTATGCTTGGACGCCATCACGCCTGATCCCTAGCTACAAGAGTGCTACACTCAAGTCATACAAGTATGCAAGCAGCTATGGTAGCTTCATGGATGACGAGTACGACGAGATGTACGACTACAACGCAAGCTTCGGCATCCACCCACGCAGTGTCAGCGCACACAGCGCCAACTACGACGAGACAGCGTTTGACTTTCCCGATGACGAAGATGGCTTCGTGCAACCTACGCCTGACGACATTGCTACTGCGTTGACCGAGGCTGACGTAGAGACGATGGAGATCTGGCTTGACCAGATGCCTGCGTACACAATCACTACGCTACTGCACTGCTACACGCCTGAGCCTTTGGGATACACACATCGTGATGACTTGTGTACTACTGAGCAGGGTGTCTACGATATGCTGATCGAGGGTGATGCGTCTGGTCTTATCAGTTCAGTGACCAAGTCGTACGGCGCAGTCAGCATCGTTGCCGAGGTGATCTGCTACTACCTGCAATGGGATGTACGCCAGCCCTTGGTACTCAAGCCCGTCTTGCCTGCACTGCTGGCTTGACTCGTAGCGGGGGTTCGCCCCCGCATTTTTAACCAAAGGAGAAAGAAGATGAAACCTGAGACACGTATCAAGATCGAGTACCGCAAGTGGTGCAAGGATACCTTCGCTGATTACAGGGTCAAGGATTTCCCATGCCAAGGGCGGATGTTTGAAATATGGCGGGCAGCTTGGATTGCCTGTGTTAATTTTTATGGGAGTACCAAATGAAGTACAGAGTACAAGTAGTTATGTCCTACTGGCAAACAGTAGAGGTTGAAGCCGATAGCAGTGCCGATGCTGGAAACAAAGCGTTCGATGAGTTTGACATTACCAAGGCACGCATCGGTGAAGGCGAGGTGTACGACACCGAGTTGATTGACAAGGTGCAGTACGTAGTTAGAAACCACAACCACACAGTACTTGGTGTGTTTGACAACGAGCATGACGCTGAGAAAGATGCCAAAGAGTATCGATTCCAAACAGGCAATCCCGCCTATGTAGATAAGGAGCACGAAGAATGCTAACGCCATGGGAGAAAACAGAAAGAGTAGTACTTTTGTTATCCGTGATTGTACTAATACTGGATCTTTTATACTGGAGACCCTATTGACATCTGTCTACTCTTGGACAAATAATATTCACTCAAGGAGAAAATAATGAACAACCCACCCTACGACACGGGTAAGGTCAAGATCGGCCTAACCTATACCCCACCACCCCCTGAATGTACGCCTGAGTCCGACTGGATACAGGGCGTATTGCTTGGCGACAAGCAGGGGATGGATGACCTCTTGCTCACCACAATACAGTCCCTCGGACTCATTGCTTTCATCGTAATCGTCATGCTAATAACAGGAGGAACCTCAAATGCCTGACATGCAAACTGCGCTCAAGACCGCACTTAGAACAACCTTACAGGAATGGGACGACGATGGGGAAACCTTTCCCCATTCTCCCTCTGTGCAACCAGTGTCTGTACCACCTACCCCACAACCAACTCAGGGAATTCCCGTGAAAAAAACCTTCGGCATAACCAACAACATCTCCCGTGTAACTTTCAATTACATCAAGAACAACCCCGGCTCGACTCGCAAGGAGATCATCGATGCGCTAGAGCATCAAGGGTTTGCGGGTGGGTCAACATCGAGCCTCATCGCACAGATGCGCCGTAATAACATGATCCATGAAACCAATAGCGCCTACTACGCAGACATCCCCGAGTACCGCCCAATCAAGTCGCTCAAAGCACTCAGGAAGATGGAAGCCCCAGTAGCACCACCCAAGCGCAAGTACGAGAAGAAAGCCGTGACAGGCATCGGTGCGTTGCTACGTGAGAAGCTGGAGAACACACCCACGCCCGTTGCGTCTGAGCCATTACTTCACACGACACAACGCGAATTTCTCACAAAGCTTGTGCGTAATAAAACACCACATGACATTTTGTCAGACATGACTGTGTATCAGGCGCATGAGTTGTATGTGCACTTGAAGCAGATGTTTGGGGGCTGAAATGTCTGAGGGCAAAGTTTGTGCAGCTAAAGAAAAACAGCGTGCATGGGTGCGCGAATGGGGCAAGGCAAACAATGCAATGATAAAAGAGAGCGCACTTCGGCATCGCGGCACAGTAATCGTGCGTAAGCATGAGCACTACCAAGACGCTAGAGAAGAACGTATAGCCAAGTCAAAAGCGTACTACACAAACAACAAGGAGAAAATTAAAGAAAAGTATAAAGATTATGTACCAAAACCTGAAACGCGGGAACGCAAACGTTTAAGAATGCGCGAAAAAACACGCGACTTGGACGACTACTATGTACAAAGAATAATCCGCAATAACACAGGATTACCCCCACACTTGCAATCAAAGCCTTTGATTGAAGTGCAAAAACTCATCATTCAAATTAAACGGGAACTTAGAAAATGAAAAACGTCGAAGAACTTCGCGCACACTTGTCCACTGTATTCACTGACTTAAAGACAGGCGGCATTACGCACAAAGACGCATCTGAACTGGCTAATCTTGCAGGTAAGATGATCAACTCAGCCAAGGTACAGGTCGAGTACTACAGCATACGCAACGAAGCCCCAGTCATTAAGTTTTTGGAGTCCACAACAGGGGTAACAAATGAGTAACACACTATTTAACAAAGAAGACTTTGAGAGCATCTTTGGCACGCCCAAAGTGCACATACAGATAGACCCAATGATACGCAACGCCGTGCTTGAAGAGGTGGCGCTAGAGTTCGATGCCATGCGCATTGCCTTTGGTGACACAGCCGACAGCTTTGCACGGTACGTAAGGGACATGAAGACATGAAACCAAAAATTATGATTGCCACGCCGATGTACGGCGGTATGTGCGGGGGCGAGTACACACGCTCAATGATTACTGTGCCTGTAGCCATGGCTATGAACGACATGGAAGCCTCGTTTGCTTTCATTATGAACAACAGCTTGGTTCAACACGCACGTAATGTATTGGCGGACATCTTTATGCAACACGACTTCACTCACCTGATGTTCATTGATGCGGATATTAGATTCAATCCAATGGACATTGTGAGTATGGTCAAGGCTGACAAGGATGTGCTGTGCGGTATCTATCCCAAGAAGCAGATCAACTGGGAAATGGTCAACGATGCCGTACGTCAAAACGTACCACCGCAAGAGCTTACAAACTACACAGGCAAGTTGGTTGTCAACCTTGTGGGCTATGGCGAGACGGCCACTGTATCGGCCAGTGAACCTGCTGAAGTGTATGGTGGTGGCACAGGCTTTATGCTGATTAAGCGTAGCGTGTTTGATACCTTGAAGGATAAGGTTGAGCGCTTCATTGAAGAGGACTGCGACGATCGTGAGATTGGCGAGTACTTTTACTTGCAGAAAGATCCAGAGGTCAACCGCCAACTGTCCGAGGACTATGCGTTCTGCAGGCTGTGCAGAGCTAACGGCATCAAGATATACGCCGCACCTTGGGTCAAGCTTGGACACTTCGGCACGTACATGTTTGAAGGTGCAGTTATACCTGTCAAGAACGATCAAACACAAGGAACTTTATAAATGCCAAGACCTAAACCACCTGAACCCATAACTTTTAGAAACATACGAATGTCTGACAGGCAGTGGATCATATTCAACCAACTCGGCGGGGCTGAGTGGTTGCGTGGATTTCTTGAAAAGAAAGCACCAATGCCCAAGCAGTACTACGACAACGAGTTGGCGCGTATGCAGAACCCTGCTGATGCGGCATTCTTAAACAGAAAGAGAGAGATCAATGACTGAGGTACGACATGGCAGAAACACCTGAATGGAAAGTAAAGAAGGCGGTACGGTTGTTGCTTGACAAGCTAGGCATCTACCACTTCATGCCCCCTGCTAACGGCTTTGGCCGTGCAGGGATACCTGACATCATCGGTTGTATGGACGGACACTTCATCGCCATCGAGTGCAAGGCCGGCAAGGGACATACTACTGCACTGCAAGACAGGGAGCTCAACGCTGTTCTCAATGCAGGCGGCACTGTGTTCATTGCCCGTGAGCACAACATACCGGACTTAGAGCTACTGCTCAAGGAGAAACAAAATGAGTTACGTGGACTTTGACGGCTCAATGACCGAAGCTGAACTGCACCGCAGGGTGACGGCCATGTCTGACGAAGAGCAAGCCCACTTCAAGCTACTGATCCATAAGCTGGTGATGTGCTATGGAGAGGGGCAAGCGCAAGGCGTGGTCATCCTTGGCCGCGCTGAAGATGCCATAGCAGGAGTCGTTACGTTGAACTGTGATGCAATGGAGGCGTCGCAACTCATGTTGGCGGCAAACGATTTTTTCGGCTTTCTAAACTTCCTAGACGCACCACCCAAGGAGAACTTTAATTGACTAAAGACGAAGCATTGAAGCTGGCGCTTGAATTTGTGGAAAATTCGGAGTGCGGAACCGCAGACCTTGAAGCCCATATCAAAGAAGCCTTGGCACAGCCAGAGCAAGAGCCTGTGGGTAAGTTTGCCAAGTTTACGGATGGCATTTGGCGTGAAGTAACTGATGGGTCTGCGGGAGCGCCTCTCTACACAACACCACAGCGCACATGGGTTGGGCTGACAGATGAGGAATGGAATGCCATTTACTACAAGTTTGCAGAGCATGGCGCGTCTGTAAGCGGTTGGGATTTTGCTAAAGCCATAGAAGCCAAACTCAAGGAGAAGAACACATGACATACAACTGTTGCCACAACTGCGGTAAACGCAAGCCATTCTTTTTTATGCAGTGCCACCACTGCGGGAAAAGACCATGAGCGCACCATACGACACGATCTTGACGATCGACTTCGAAACCTACTGGGACACCAAGGAAGGTTACACACTCAGCAAAATGACAACAGAGGAGTACATACGCCATGATAAATTCAGAGCGTTCGGAGCTTGCGTCCATGTATACGGAAGCGATGAACCAATTAGATGGTTTGGAGACGCAGAGTTACGTGAGTACCTTGATGGGGTCGACTGGGGACGAACCGCAGTGCTTGCCCATAACGCACAGTTCGATGTATCAATTATGGAGTGGAAGTACAACGCCCGACCATGTTTCATCTTCGACACGCTATCGATGGCGCGAGCTTTACGGGGCGTGGAAGTTGGTAACAGTCTCGCCCGACTCGCAAAGGATTTTGGACTTGCAGAAAAAGGCACCGCCGTTTATTCAACTAATGGAGTTCACGAGTTGGACGCCACGCTCGAAAGAGAACTCGCTGAGTACTGCAAACATGATGTGTTTCTGTGCGAAGAAATATTCACAAGGCTGGCTGTATCCTATCCATCGAAGGAGTTAAGGCTCATCGACATGACTCTGAAGATGTACACCCGTGCGTGCTTGCAGCTTGACCCCAACATGCTGACTGACGCCATACTAGATGAAAGAGAAAAACGTGAAGCCCTATTACAAAAACTCGGCGTGGAAGAGACTGCGCTGGCATCGAATCCGCAGTTTGCTGCACTACTTGCGAAACTCAATGTGGTTCCGCCAACCAAGACAAGTAAGACGACCGGCAAAGAAACTCTCGCACTTGCTAAAAACGATGCCCTATTTCAAGCGCTCCTTAATGGTGAACGTGAAGACGTTGCCCTACTTTGTGAAGCGCGTCTTCGGGTTAAATCGACAACCGAGCGTACAAGGGCTCAGAGATTCCTTGACATTAGCCAACGTGGCGCCTTACCAGTACCTCTCTCATACTACGGTGCGCAAACTGGCCGGTGGACAGCAAGCAAGGGTTCGGCCATCAACATGCAGAACCTCAAGCGAGGCTCGTTCCTACGCAAAGCGATTATGGCTCCCGAGGGGCATCAACTCGTCGTCGGGGATCTCTCGCAGATTGAACCGCGAGTACTTGCATGGCTTTCAGATTACACAGACATGCTTGACATCTTCAAGGCTGGAGGCGACCCTTACGCCGCGTTCGGTGCGCAGATGTTTAACATACCCGGACTTAGTAAGGAAAGTCACCCTGACCTGCGGCAGTCTGCGAAGAGCGCGTTGCTCGGTTGCGGTTATGGGTTGGGGTGGGCAGCGTTCGCGTCACAACTTCTCACGGGATTTCTGGGGGCGCCACCGCAACGGTACGATTTGGGCTTTGCAAAGAAACTTGGTGTTACCCAAGCCATGGCGCAGAAGTTCCTTGACTGGGATGTGAACGTAGAAAAGCTACAAGAGATACCACACACATGCACAACCAAGGAGCTAGTCATTCACTGCCTAGCATCCAAGGCCATCATCGACAAGTACCGCGCTACGGCTACGCCTGTCGTGGACTTCTGGGATTTGAACACACAGCTTATCGGTGAGTGCCTGTACAAGGGGCGTGAGTACAAGCACAAGTGCCTGATCTACCGCAAGGGCGAGATCGAGCTACCCTCGGGCATGAAGCTGTTGTACCCTGACCTTAACATCAGGCGCTACAAAGATGAAAAAACAAATAAAGAGCAACTGGAGTGGACATACGGCCAAGATCGTACTAAGATATATGCAGGCAAGATAACCAACAATGTCACGCAGGGCGTAGCGAGATGCGTAATGACAGATGGTATGGTGCGAACTGCAAAGAGGTACTTTGTGGCGGGAACAGTACATGACGAGCAGATCGTCGTGGTTCCTGATGCAGAGGTGCAAGAAGCTAAGACTTGGGTCTTGGCTCAAATGACTATGGAGCCGCCTTATATGCCGGGCATTCCATTGGACGCTGACGGTGGCGCGCACCGTCGTTATGGGTTAGCCAAGAGTTAACAAGGAGAAGCTGTATTGAAGTTACCAACAAAAATAAGAGTAGGTAGGCGGTGGTACTCAGTTGAAGTAGTTGAAGCCATGCTTGACAAGCGTGACATGGGGCGGGTTCATTACGATGAGCAACGCATCCGACTAGGACGAACAAGTAACATCACAGGCAAGCAGTTCAAGCCAGAGCAGATCGCAGATACGTTTTGGCATGAAGTAGTGCACACAATTCTCAAAGATATGGGCGAACACAGGCTCAACTCCAACGAAGCGTTTGTCACCAAGTTTGCCAACCGATTAACAGAAGCCATTAACACAGCGAAGTTCGAATGAAAAAACCAGCATGGTCACACAGCAGCCTCAAAGATTTTGAAGGCTGTCAACGCAGGTATCACGAGGTCAAGGTTTTGAAGAAGTACCCCTTCCAAGAGACTGAGGCTACGCGTTACGGCAATCAGGTACACAAGGCTATCGAAGACTACATCAGGGACAAGACGCCAATACCGCCTGAGTATGCGCAGTTCCTGCCTGTAGTGGACGCCATGCTGAGCAAATCAGGCCGAGTGCTTGCTGAGCATGAGATGGCGTTAACTGTAGACCTAGAGCCTACGGGCTGGAAGTCTGCTGACGTTTGGGTTCGAGGCATTGCCGACATCCTGATCGTTAACGATGACAACCTTACGGCGTGGGTGGGAGATTGGAAGACCGGCAACAACAAGTACCCCGACAGGGATCAACTTGTGCTTATGTCGCTTATGGTCTTTGCGCACTTCCCCCACATCCGCAAGGTCAACTCAGCGTTGCTGTTCATTGTCAAAGATGATATGGTCAAGATGCAGATGACACGCGATCAAGCCGAAGCCTTTTGGTGGAAGTACCGTGAGCGTACTGCGCGTCTTGAATCATGTTTTGAGACGGATGTATGGAACCCTAATCAAACCCCACTATGCGGATGGTGTCAGGTCACCGGATGCGAGTTCAACCCTAAACATTAGGAGATAGATATGTTAGAAGCATCACCAGTAGAAGTTAAGAACGCTAAGTTCTGGATTAACGAAGGCTTCGCTCGCCCTCGCAAGACAATCAACAGACGCATCTCGAGCTACGGCCTCAAGCACTTAGCAGAGCGACAAGTTGGCTCATACATCAGTAACGAGGCGCTGATCCAAGCAATGGTTGAATCTGGGTTTCGCGCACAACAGATTCGCGGTACTACCAATTTCTACTTTAACGTCAAGCTGACAGAGGTATAACATGACACAGACCAACGGCAAGCGTGACTACAAACACGCATACAAACTGCAAAAGAAAACAGGCGAGACAGCCGATCAGATCGAGCGTCAAAAAGCACGGCGTGCTTATGACAAGAAGGGGGTTGATCGTGCAGGCAAGGACATCGATCACATCAAGCCCTTACGTGCCGGAGGTAAGTCAGTAGCAGGCAATACCCGCCTACGTAGTAAGAGCGCCAATCAGAGCGACAACGGAAAATAATAGCTTGGAGAAGCAATGGAAATCATCGAAGACAAAGCATTAGTCTTACGCACAAGGAACCCGAATAAGTACAAAGTCATACCCAAACACAAGATCGTCGAGCGCATGGATGGTGGCTACGACGTGGCTGTGTATTGGGGACTTGACGAAGCGCGGGTCTTGCGTAACTTAGGTGTTAAAAATGTGCCATCGCCTATCACTAGGCGCTACGACTGGCCGGGGCGTTACAAGCCCATGGCGCATCAGATCGAGACGGCAGCGTTCCTCACGCTGTACAGGAGAGCCTTCGTGTTCTCAGAGCCGGGCACGGGTAAAACTTTGTCTGCTCTGTGGGCGGCTGACTACTTGATGAAGCTCGGTAAGGTGCGTAGAGTTCTTGTCCTGTGCCCCTTGTCGATCATGCACAGCGCATGGATGGGGGACATCAACAACAGCGTCATACACCGCTCTGCCGTTATCGCGCACCATGCTCAGGCTAGTCGGCGCATCGAGATGATCCAGCGTGACTACGAGATTGTTATTGCCAACTACGAAGGGCTGAACCTTATCGCTGATGAGGTGCGTAACGATGGCCGGTTTGATCTTGTGATTGTGGATGAGGCTAACGCATACAAGACGATCACCACTCGTAGATGGAAGGCGCTTAACTCTATCCTGACTCCCAACACCTACCTGTGGATGATGACAGGAACGCCGGCATCACAGTCACCAGTGGATGCGTACGGCTTGGCCAAGCTAGTCAATCCCGAAGGTGTGCCTAAGTTCTTCACAGCATGGCGCGATCAAGTCATGAACAAGTTGACGATGTTTAAGTGGGCTCCGAAGATTGATGCCAAGGACAAGGTGCATGAGGCTCTCCAGCCTGCGATACGCTACACCAAGGCACAGTGCTTAGACTTGCCGCCTGTCGTTACCATGACGCGTGAAGTCCCCCTGACACCACAGCAGGCCAAGTATTACAACCTTCTCAAAGAGCGCATGCTTGTGCAGACCGCAGGGGAAACCATCACGGCAGTCAATGCCGCCGCTGGTGTGAGTAAGCTCTTGCAGATCAGTTGTGGCGCGGCCTACACAGACGACAAGGAAGTTGTTGAGTTTGACTCAGCCCCTAGGCTTGCGGTACTGGAGGAGATACTGGAGGAGACCGAGCGCAAGATCATCATCTTCGCTCTGTTCCGAAGCACCATCGACACCATCAACAACTACCTCACCAAGAAGGGGATTGTCAATGAGTGCATTCACGGAGATATCACACCCCCTAAACGTGGGCAAACTATCAATCGCTTCCAGACTGAGGCTAACCCTAGGGTGCTGGTCATGCAACCCGCAGCTTCTGCGCACGGCATCACGCTGACTGCCGCTGATACTGTGGTGTTCTATGGGCCACTCATGAGTGTAGAGCAGTACATCCAGTGCTGTGCCCGTGCTGACCGCAAGGGGCAGGACTCAGACAAAGTTACTGTGATTCATATTCAGGGTAGCGCGATTGAGAAGAAGATGTTTAATGCGTTGGCAGGGAAAGTTAGTGATAACTTACTACTGACCGACATGTTCGAAACTGAAATTAAATCTTGAAAGGGGCTTGCAACGCTAGAAATTACATGTAAACTGTCCAACCTTAGACAAATAACTACACAGGAGAAGCAATGGAAGAAGAAGCAGTACCGTTAGACAAGCTGGTAAAAATTTACCGCAAGCTACGTACACGTATGACCGAACTGACCCAAGCGTACGACACACAAGCTGAAGTACTCAAGGCGCAACAGGACGAGATCAAGAACGCGATCAAGGAACAGATGAAGGCGATGGGCGTCACATCAGTTCGCACTACCGAGGGTACGGCAGTCATGTCCGTCAAAACTCGCTACTACACACAAGACTGGGACTCGTTCAAACAGTTTGTGATTGACAACCACGCTCTAGAGCTTTTTGAGAAGCGCATTGCGCAGTCCAACATGGCTCAGTTCTTGGAAGAAAACCCCGGGGTCGTACCGCCCGGTCTGAACTCAACATCTGAGTTCGACATCTCTGTACGCAAACCAACTTAATCGGAAATTAAATGAGCAACATTGCAATGTTCAACCCCTCAAACGTGCCAGCCTTTGCTAAGAACGCTGAGCTTTCTGCAACTACTTTGGCTCTGGCCGGTGGCGTTAACACCAGTGCCGGCATGAAGCGCGTCTCCATCAAGGGTGGCGTGTTCCGTCTGCTTGCAGGCGGCAAGGAAGTGGCATCCATCGAAGACCGCCACTTGGATGTGATTGTGGTTAAAGCCGCCCCCAAGGTCAGCCGTATTTTCTACGCTGGCTCCTACGACAAAGACGCGGCTGCAGCCGCCCCTGACTGCACATCTGCTGATGGCGAGAAGCCCGATGCAGGCGTGCGTAACAAGCAAGCATCAAGCTGTGCCGCTTGCCCACAGAACATCGCTGGGTCTGGCAATGGTCAAAGTCGTGCATGCCGTTACCAACAGCGCTTGGCTGTGGTCTTGGCGAACAACCCCGAAGGCGATGTGTTGCAAGTGACTCTGCCTGCTACATCTATCTTTGGCAAGGAAGAAGGCGAGAAGCGCCCATTGCAGGCTTACGCCCGCTACATGGCGGCTCAGACTCCTCCTGTTAACTTGGATGCCATCGTGACTCGTATGAAGTTCGACACCAAGGCTGAGTCTCCCAAGCTGATCTTCGCCCCTGTGCGTTGGTTGACTGACGCAGAGTACGTGATTGCCCAAGAGCAAGCTCTGTCTAAGGACGCAGACAAGGCGGTGTCCGTTACTCCTGCCGCCGCTGATGGCGTTGTGACCCCTGCACCTTTGGCTATCGAAGGTAAGCGCCCCATGGGTGCGATGCTTGATGAAGACGAAGCAGAAGCTATGGCTGAAGTCAAAGCCGCCAAGCCTAAGAAAGCCAAGGCCGTTGAGGTCGAGGCTGAAGAAGAACCCGAAGTGCGTAAAGCCGCACCCAAGGTTGAATCCGTTCCAGCTAAGAAGGGCAAGCTGGCCGACATCGTTGCTGATTGGGACGATGAGTAAGCACACAGGGGGCTTCGGCCCCCTTTAAAAACATGGCCTATTCACAAAAAATCATTGACGAAGTAGCAAAGACTCCCAAGTCTCTGGGCAACCAGCTTGGGCGTTGGGCAATCCATCTTGACTTTCCGGTCACGAAGATTGCCTATGCGCTTGGCGTCTCTCGACAGACTGTTTACAACTGGTTTACAGGCACGGAAGTGTTTGTGGCCTATCGTAATCGCGTCGAATTCTTAACTCACATAATGAAGACCTCACGCACAGCAGATGAGGCATGGAGAAAAATATGCACGGAATACAACCTAGATCCCTCACCACGCAAGAACTGATTCGGTTCGCTGAAGACTTTGTACACAAGCCCGAGGGCTTGCCAAAGAACTGGCAAATGGAACTGCTCAGTCGCATTGCGGGTTACCCAATCATGGAGCGCCCAGTAAGCACAGACCCACGCCAACTCGACCTTTTCTAAACCGCAAGGAACTCAATGACTCCGCTTGAGTTTTTAGCGGTTGTTCTGCCACCGCCAGAATTTGGTCGGTATTGCGTAGCAGAACTTACAAAGAAGGAGCATGCCTTTGTGCATACTCTGGAAGAGACCACAGCGCCAATCAAACGTTGGCATGACAGCAAGTTCGACATTTACTTTGCCTTGGCTACTTTCGGTGACGAAGACAATCGTCTGGCCGTAAACGCTAGGTACGTGAAGTCCCTGTTCATCGACATGGACGGCTACGTTTCAAAGAAAGACGCCGCGCTTGCACTTCATGCGTTCTTGGACAAGACAGGGCTAGATACCCTAGGCACGCCCTATGTGGTGGCATCTGGTGGCGGCTTGCACTGCTACTGGCCACTGACTGAGGCTGTGCCTATTGAGTCTTGGAAGCCTGTGGCCGAGAACTTCAAGCGCCTGTGCAAACAGGAAGGCTTGGCGATTGATATGACCGTGACGGCTGATGCCGCCCGAGTTCTGCGTGTGCCCGAGACCACCAACTTCAAGAAGAAATACGCGACGCCGCGCCCTGTGCGCATGCTGACTGAGGGCGATGTGTTTAGCTTCGAGGGGTTGTCTTCTCTTATCAGGGAAAAACTAGCAGGCTCAGTCTACGAGACGCAAGCTGTGCCCAAGCTAGACTTGGCTGGAACCCGTCCGTCTGGGGCTTCTGCCCCATCCGCAACCAGTGTCAAACTCTTTGAGAACAGCATAACCAAGTTCAAACCAATTTGGTTGGCTACGCAAAATTCGAGGGGGTGCGGCCAGCTTGCGCACTACGTTGAACACGCGACCGAAGAAGGCATGGAACCGATATGGCGGGGCTTGTTGTCATGGACTAAGGTCTGTGAGGACGGCAACAAGGCGGCGGTGTGGCTAAGCAAGATGCACCCGTACGAGCCTGAGCGCATGAACCAAAAGCTTCAGAGTATCAAAGGCCCCTACCCATGTATCAAGATGGATAGCGAAAACCCCGGCGTGTGCCCAACATGCACGCACTGGGGCAAGATCACCAACCCATTGATCCTAGGTCGTGAGTTGGCGGTTGAGGTCGAGGAGAAAGAAATAGAGGTGAAGCTTTCGAGTGACAGCCCCGTCACGGAAAAAGAAGTCATCAAGGTAATGCGCCCAACACCGCCACGCGGGTACTCCTATGGAGCCAACGGCGGCACGTTCATGGAGCGCACAGTAGAAGACGATGACGGGGCTAAGTCCAAGAAGCAGGTCATGCTATTGCCATACGAACTGTTTGTTGTTGACATCCTCAACAGCAACGGGGATCACACAGTACACCTGATAGCGCTCAAGCCTGATGGTGCAGTGAACATAACCATGCCTCAAAGAGCGGTGGTTAGCAAAGACGAAACAGTGAAAGCCTTGGCTAGTCAAAACATTGTGGCGGCATTTGGTCAAGGCAACGATAAAAACCTATCTGAATATATAAGGGCATGTGTGGAAGAAGCTAGCACCAACAAACCAGCAATCAAGGTTCCCGACAGCTACGGATGGCAGGCCGACAACACGTACGTGTATGCGGGTCGTATCTTTAGCAAGGGCAAACCTCCAGTCAAAGTCCCGATGCCGGGGCTTGAGAACATCACAGTTAACACCGAACCCAAGGGAACCATAGAGGCTTGGCGCGACTTCATAAATATGTTGATCGCCAAGAAGATGTGGGGGCACATAGCCGTAATCCTTGCCGGTGCTGGCGCACCATTCATGCGCTTTACAGGCATCTACGGGATGACATACCACTGCGCTAGTACCGAATCTGGTACAGGCAAGACGTTGGCTCTTGAAGCTGCCGCTTCAGTATGGGGACACCCAACGCACTACCGCACAGGCAAGAGCACATCGCCTGTCGCTATGCAGCAACGCCTTGGCTTGCTCAACAGCCATCCGCTTATCACGGATGAGATCACCGCCAAGAACAGAGCCGCCCCTGAGTGGTTGCCTGAGTTTCTCTTGGATATGACTGAGGGTCGGGGCAAGGAACGTATGGAGTCCGGCTCCAACAAGGAACGCCTGAACCTCTCCACATGGATGACTGCATGCCTGATGTCATCCAACACGCACGTTGTGGACTACCTAACTGGTGGACGCGACCACTCATCTGAGGGCGAGCTTCGCCGTCTGCTTGAGTTTACCTTCGAAGAAGAACTGTCATGGGCGCCCCATGAGATTGAGATCATCAAGTCTTTGCAACACAACTATGGCGTGGCTGGCTACAAGCAAGTTGAGTACATGGTGGAGCATGCTGATGAGTTCCCTACATCTGTGCGTGAGTCGGTTGCCGCCATGTACACAGAGTTCAACGCTACCAACGATGAGCGCTTCTGGATGGCAGGCATCGGAACCGCAGTGCAGGCACGTAATGTATTCAAGGCTGCTGGCATTGTGGAGATCCCTTTGCGCCCTGTCTTGAACGCTTTTAAGAAGGTAGTGCAGACTATGCGCGCCAGTATGAAGAACAGTGTCCGCACTGCTGAAGACATACTGAATGCGTACACCCGTGAGAGTTATGGCAGCTTTGTCGTTGTGCGTCCTAGCACTGGCGGCTTGATGGCAGAACTCGGTAGCGGCCAAGTCATTGACCAGACGATCACACGCAACAAGATTCTTGGGCGCGTGGAGCACGGCATCACTGCCGGTTACGTTGACTACTTCATTGAGGAACAACTGCTCAAATCGTATTGCGCTTCAACAAGTTTCGGTTACGCTTCATTCAAGCGCCAGCTTGAGGATCAATTCCCAATCGAGTACTTGAAGAAGAACATGACCGCCAAAACCAAGGGGCCCCCAATGCGTGTTACTGTGATGCGTGTTAGACGTAAGATGGACGAAGTCGATGAAACTCTCCTTAATCCGGTTCCCTTGGGAGACGACTGAAAGAGGTCAGGGGTTCTTCATCCCCTGCCTTGATCCTGATAGTGTTCGTGAACTAGGGCTGCGCAAGGCAGTCCTTTGCCGCGTACTAGATGCCCGTGCTAAGACGGGCATCTACGAAGGCTTTACTGGGGTTTTCTTCTTTCGGTTGCCCGATAGAAAGCCTCGGCCTCTCGATTCTGCGCCGCTTTGATGCGTGCGATTAGCTCGTCTTTACGCTCTGTTGAGAGCCTAGAGTCAGCGCGTATCGTACGTTCATCGGTGAACATCTCCCCCATAGTTTTCTTGAAGCTTCCAGCCATATCAGCTTGAGCCAACAGCGACGCATACTCCTGCGCCCATGCCTTGGCCTCGGCTCTCTTGCCGCGCTTTTCCAAGTCCTCATAGCCCTTTTGCGCTTGCACCACTTCTTCCACGCGGTTGTATGCGCGGTCGACGATAAAGCGGCCATCGGCTGACTGGAACAAGCCGCCCACGAACGGCAACTTGCTGGCCGACGTTGAGGCTTTCGCGCCCTCTGTCGAGGAGCGCAGGGCTGGGTCTAGCATGTGCAACGCTGACAGCCCCAATGAGCTTGTGTAGCTACGCACAAAGTGCTCAATCATCAGGGGCGACACGCCCACGGCTCCGGTGAACGAACCCAAGGTTTTGGCCACTTCGGTTGTCTCTTCGCGGTAACGCATGGCGGGTGGCAACTCTTTTTCCCTTGGCGACTCGATCGGGCCGAACGGTGTAGCACCAATAGCACCTTCAATGAACGGCTTGCCGGCCACGGGTATAACGCCCGGAGTGGACTGCCAGAGCAGCATGCCCAACCCTTTAATGGCTTCCTTGGCCTTGGTATCACGCCGCGCCACATCAAGGATAGCTTCGGGCAACGCCTTGAACAAGATACCCACCTCGTACGGAATTGGAATCTTAAGTGGGTCTTTGACGCCCGGAATGCGCACAAACCAGTTGCCATACTTAACTTCAGGCGGCATCTTGCGGTAGTCTTCGTCGTCCTCCATCATCAAGGCATACGCCAAGGTTCCGGCCATCAACATGACACCGCGCATTTTTATCTTACGCTGGATTTCCAAACGCTGAGAGAAAGGCATGTCGCCTTTGAACGAACGATACAGAACATCCAAGCCCTGAATCTGCGCGTTAAAGAACGGAACCATTGTGCTCAGCATCTGGATACTTGGCGACAACCCACGGCGGCTAAAGTTCTGAGACTCAAACGCACGGAACTGCGCTTGCGCTTCGGTCAAGCCTTTCTTCAAGGAGTCTTCGTAGATGGTAGCGCGGGTAGCCGCGTCAGCTTGAAGCGCCACAGTATCTAGCATGCCAAGCATCTTGTCCCACTTACCACGACCTGTGCTGATGTCCTGCAAGAACCTCTGCATGTCTTTCTCGTCGCCCGTGTAAATGTTGCTACTGATAGCCAGACCGCGCATCAACGCGTCTTCAGCAGGGCTGCGACCAGCGCGCATTTTAGCCAACTGCTTCAATGCGTTAAGTACCGGCACGCCATCTACACCACCAACAATAGCGGCATTGAGAGGGTCACGGATCAACTGACGAATAGCGTAGGCAGGACTGCGGGTCACAAACTTACGCACCCAATCAGCCGGTATGCCCATCATGCGCACGATCTCTGGGATGGTGGTCTTGATACCTTCCATGCCCTTGACAATCAAATGGGCGGGGATGCCAAACGTGTCGGAATCAATTACAGCAAAGTAATCATCGCCATCAACTTTGTAACGAACTACATCAGTACCTGCGGGGCCGCTTCCCTTGCCGATCTTGGATGCAAACCCAGCCTTGTATAGCGCATCAGACGTTTTATGCGTAGCTTGGTTCCGCAAACCGGCACGGGACAGCATGAACGTGTTCTGAACAGCGCTGGTCAAGATTGGCAGAATGGTTTTCTCATCGCCCAACATGCGTTGCAAGTCTGGGTTCTCTTTGATGTTGCCAATACGGATGCTGCTTTCCCTGTCGGTAAACAGCTTGACCTCGTTGTTCTCGATACGATAGAACGGAATGAACGGCGTCTGTTTCAGGCGCGCGCCTTCCTGTTTGGAAATAAATCCGCACTGGACTATAAAGTCTATAAGGCCGTTGTTGTACTGTTTGTACACCGCCTTGGCAGCGTCAATGCTTTTCTTAGCTTCGGGGTTTGCCGCTAATGTGGCTTGGTCTCTAAGGTACTCGGCTTTAGCTGCCGCAGGATCAGAAGATAACAAGCGTGCCCAGCCATTAGGCGTAGCGTTCGCACGATCTCCAGCCACCTGCACGGTCAGTATGCGCTCAGCATCGGCACCCAAACCGGCTTTGGAAGCATCCTCCAAATGTTCAGTCATTTGTACAAGGTTAGCGCCAGTCGATGACTGGTAGCGATACTCTGTACCCAAAGCAGTCTTGTCTGCCACGATTGACACGGGGCCGTGCGTAATGAACTGACCGGCTGTCTGCGTTGTGTTATCGGCTAAACGCAGGAAGTACTGCGTTTGGAAAGCTTCAGTAGAAGACAACTTACCCGCGCCTTCACCAGCCACAATAGCGGCATCGGTTGCAGCCAAGCGGTCAATCAACTGTACGCGACCACCAAGGCCAAACAAGTTTTCTTTAAGCGATGTGCCCCTACCCGCTTCTTGGCCAACAATGACCGAGGTAACTGCTGGCGCTTTAGTTCTAAAGACCGATGGCGCGTTAATCTGGTCAACCATTTCAAACTTCTGCGCAGGCATGTACAGCGCTTCAATGTTCTTGGTCGCAACATCCGTGGTGACTTGGCCAGTTTTAAAGCCCACCAAACGCAAAATAGCTTGGAAGAAACGGGACAGCATGTTGCCGCCAAACCAAGGCTTTTGGTTGATGCGGTCACGGAAGTCTTTGTTGGACTGTACTTCAGAGGCAAACTCGGCTACGTTAGTCAAGCCGTATTCGTTTACCAGCGCCTTATCTTTCTTCAGTTGGTTGAACATGGCGTTCAACTCATTGCGTGCATTAAGTTGTTCTTTAGTCAAATCAGCAGCAGGCATAACCAAACCGCGTAGTGATGCGGCGTGGGTCACTTCGTGAATCAGGTTCTCTTCTGTCAGCTCTCCGGGTCTAAACGACACGGTGTTGGTTACGTTGTTGTAAAACGCTGGTACAGGGTTGCCGTAAGCATCGACCAAGTTAGGATCAATGACTACCTTGGTGCGAAGCAACATGTTGACAATGTTCTTGGCGTTCTGACGAACGAAGTCAGTCTGGCCGTTCTCAGCCACATCATTAACAGCATCGAGCAAGCGCCCATCTGCAATGGCTTCCTTGGCTGTGTCAGACAACTGAGCCTGATCCATCTCCGTGTACTGGGTTGCAGCACCTTGGATCGGGCCTTCTTCGTCAATCTCTGGCAGTGTAGCGGCTTCTTGCTTGGCAGTAGCGGCATCCAACGCGGCTTCAACTTCTGCTTGCGCACCGCCTTTAAGGGCTTTAGACGCACGAATATCACGCGCATTCTTGTACGCTTCCTCTGCGGCATCGCTACGCTGATTGGCAAGGTCAAGAGCGTCTTGCGCCAACTCTTTGGTTGCAGGAGTCTTGGCTTCGTCAAAATCTTTCTGGGCTTTCTCAAGCTCAATCACCGACTGACGATAGCGCTCACGAGCAGCAATGATCTCAATAGTGGGGCCTTGACCTAACAAACGCTTACCTTCAGCCAGTTGATTAGCCACTTGCTCGTCTGTTAAACCTTCGGTAGCTTCTGCGTAAGCAGTCTCTAACTTAGCGCGGCTGGCATCAGTAGCGCCATCCAAACGTGCTTTGACTGTAAACAAATGCACTGCGTTTGCAGCTTCTTGTGACAGGCCCTCGGCTCTAAGTTTAATTACCCCTGACTGACGAATACGCTTAGCGCCAGCCAAGTTACGAACAACAGGGCCTTCTTTACGAGCAGGCAAACGCATACCTTCCGCAGCGTCTGGCTGTGGGCCCGCCTCTTGATCTAGATCACGCTCAATAATAGGTGCCGATGCGTAAATGGTGTCAATATTGGACTCAAGCCGGTTGTATTCGTCTTGATACTTCTTAATGTCCTCAACGTTGTTTTTCTCTCGGGCTTTGCCCAAGTTTGTATCCGCCGCCGCCAAGTCTTTCTTGAGGCGGTTAAGCTCAGCCGTCATCTGGGGGCCAGAAGTATCGCGGGTAAAGCGGCGTGTGTCGTACGCAGCGCCAGATGCCTTGGCTTTCTCAAGGCGCTCTTGCTCAGCCTTGGCAGCGTCCAGTGCTTTTTGTTTTTCGGCATCGCCAGCATTTCTCTCAGCTTGAAGCTTGCGCTCTTCTTCACGAGCTTTGGCTTCCGCTTCTGCGCGTGCCTTCTCGGCTTTAGCGGCAGTGGCTCTAGCTTCCTCAATTTGTTTGACTAGAGGTGACTCTCTGTTCAAAGCCTTGGCCAATCTAGCGCTTGCATCTACAAATGCTTCACGCAAGTCTTGCCCCAACAACCTGTTCAAAGTCAAATTATCTCGACGCGCCGCTAAGTACGTAAGCTCTGCGGCTTGTGTCTTAGGCAACAGCTTTTCCGTCGCACTTGCAGCACGGGTCATCGCACTGTCTAAGCGGCCAAACTCAAGACCAGAAGCCATAGAAGGCAGGTTATCTATTCCTTTACGAGCAGTCTCATACGCAACTTGTGCGGCATCGCTAACTTTCTTAGCCGCGTTGTATTCGCTACGAGCTTCTTTTTCCGCAAAATCAATAGTAGCCGCATAGTCTCTTGGCAGAGGCCCCTTGTGTTTGGCTATTACAGGAGACGGCGCTTTCTGTTTATTAGACCCGCGCTCTTGCAGTACTGCGTCAATCTTTGCTAGTTCGTCGTCAATAGCTTTAACATTTTCTTCGGAAAACGTGCCTTTAACAAACGGCTCAATATCTGCTACTGTTTTTTGAAGTTGCTGTACTTCTTGCGTAACACCGGACTCGGCTAACTTGCCGCGAGCGGTTACAAGCTCTTTGCCAGACATCCGTGCAATTTCTACTGCCCTTGACAGGGCTTTTTGTGCTTTAACAACTTCTGGCACTTTGGCCACAGGCGCAACAGACTGCTGTTTAATGTCCCAACTTTTTGCTTCTTTAGGCTTGATAAGCGTCTTGCCTTGAGGCGTTCTAAACTCACGAGACTGGCCTGCTTTGATGCGCTCCGCTTCCACTTGTCCGGGAGTAGTGCCAGCCACATCCGCTTGTTGTTGCTGTTGCATACGTTGGCGACGCTCTAAGTCACGGAACGCGGCTTCTGCTTTAGGCAAAGCTTTTTGCGCTTGCGCCAGTTCTTTTTGAACTGCTTGTAAATCGGCCTGACCTTGTTCGGACAAGTCAGCCAACATATTAAAGTAGCGTGCGTTTTGTTCGCGTGCTGCGTAATCTGCTTTAGCTCTCTCTAATAGAAAACTATTGGGGAAGTCTTTAGACTCTAGCTTGTACTGGTCTACTTCGTTTTTTAGCCTAGTTGCCAGTTCGCGGAAGTACTGTGGGTTCTCTTGCAACGCCTCTGTATTGCGCACAGCTTTCTTCAGTTCTTCAACTTTAGTTTCTGCAGCCACAAACGCAGTACGTGCCTCGGTCAGTTCTTCGGGCGTTATCTCACGCAATGTAGGAGCCAGACGCTTGGGCTGAATACCTGTCAGTTCGCGTTGGCCTGTTGCTGTTGCAGCTTCTTCCTCTGGTGTGCCAGCGGCAATTTTTGCCTTTAGGTCGTCACGAGCTTTTAGCAACTGTGCGCGGATATTGCCTCTCTCGGACTCAACAGACAGACCTTTAAGTTGGCGCTCAATGTTGCCCAACTGTTGTTGCATCTCCGCCATCTCTGGCGTGACTTCTTTGGCCAGTCTATTCTCTTCTTTGACCGATGGTTTGGCAGCACGCAGTTTTCTTAACTCATCGCCAAGGTCTTTACGGCGGTCTTTAAGCTCTGCCAACGCATTCATCTTAGCTTCGTCTGTTGGACGGCCAGCTTTCTGGACACGCTCATTTACAAGGCGCAACTCACGCGTAACCTCATCAATACGGTTAGCCGCACCTTCTACACGCTCAATAGGAAGCTGGCGCTGGCCTCTAACTAGTTCACGCTCATCAGCAATAACGTCGCTATAACGATCAATGATGGCGTCAGATTTGTCTTCCCAGCCTGTTTTTGCTTGGAGTTTCTTAACATTTAACGCCAACGTGTCCCTGCGCTTTTCCATAGCGCTTAGTGCCTGCGCTTGCTCGTCAGATGATGGCCGACCAATGTCTGCAATTTCTCTGTCAAGCGTGCGCAACTGGACTCTAGAACGTGTAAGGTTAGTTACCGTACTCTGAATATCGTCTGTAACTTCAAGCAGTTGCTCACGCAACCCAATTTTAGCTTCGCGTTCAAGCGCTTTGCCATTGCCTAAAATGCGGTTGATATTGACCAGACGCTCAGCATCAAAAAAGAACTGATCTTTAGTCTTGCGAATAGCAAGACCGTCTTTAATCTTGACCGCGTCATACAAATCAATCAGGCCGTCGTGTACTTTAGCACGCAGTTCTTTGGCCTCTTTAGCCATTGCCGCCCGGTTAGTTTGTTTTGCAAAACCTTCCTGTGCAGGTTTTAGTTTGGGCAAATAGTAGTCAAGCAGAGACGCTACGTTCTCGTCTGTGCGCTCATCAATGATGTTCTGAGCAAACGGTGTGGTGTCTTTAAAGCGGTCAGCCGCCTCCATACGGCGGTTCAAGTTCTTCAAAGCCTTGCGTTTTACGTTCAACTCAAACATTTCACGCGTGGGCATCACTGTGCCTTCAGGGATGTCGCGCTTTTCTAAAGCCTTGATGTCTTTCTCAAGCGTCTCTTTAAGCTTATCGCGGTCGTCGCGGTATTCGGTGTTTGCAGGGTCTTGCTTAAGTTTGTTCCAATCCTGTTCGCTTTCTTCAAACAAAGACAACAATGAACGCGCTTTTGCAAGCTCCCTATCGCGGTACGCTTGCGTAACAGGCGAAGTGGTTTTAACTCTTTCAGACATCTCGCGAAGCTTTTCAATTTCAGCTTCAACGCTTTCCCGTGTCTCACGGGCTTCTTTTGCGCCATCGTCAATTTCAGCGGCAAACAAGTCGTCAGTAGGTACGTTGCGGAACTGATCGCCTTCCATCAGCGTGGGTACAGCTTCCAACTCTTTCAGGCGCGGTAGTAACTTGGCAATCGCTTCATCGTCACCAAGTTCTTGGTAACGTGTGACTTTCTTTCTCAGGTCTTTTATCTCAACGTCACGAGATGCAACGTCAGTTTGCTTTGGTGCTTCTGCAACAAAAGGTTTTAATTGTTCAAGCTCGGCTAGTGCTTCTTTATTCTGTTTGATACTACCGACAAGGCGTTCCATGTCCTCAGTGCTGGTAGCCGCTTGTAGTTTGGTTCGCAGGTTCTCAATTTGTTTATTGACTGTAGTCTGCATAGCCGCATACGCTGTCGGCGTTGGCGCCATAGACTGAAACTGCTTTTGCAAGTCAAACTGCTGATTGGTAAGCGCTTGGATCTGTGCTTGATCGCCTGTCTTTTTAGCATCGGCAAGCTGTGCGTCAAGACCTTTAATCTGTGAGTCAAGTGTGCGTAGCTGGCCTACAGGAGATGAGTCTTTGGCCGCCGGCAACTCACCAAACAAATCTTGCTGGGCTCCGGGGACTTTGTTGGCTTCTGCAAACGCAGTTTTGCGTGTAGCTTCTTGATCGCGTTCTTCAATGGCTTTTCTAGCAGAACGGTACTCTTCAATCGTGCCGGTGTACTCATCAGATTTGCGCAACTCTCTTATTTGATCTCGCGCTTCTTTCTTGTCAGCCGCAGCCGCTAAGTCACCTTCTGCGGGTTTACCCTTAAGACGCGCAAGCAAATCTGCTTCTTGCTTTTGCACATCTGCATAGCGGGTTTGGATCTCGTCTAAGTACTCAGGCGTCTGGCGATACGCTTGCTTTTCTTGCTCCAAGCGTTGCTTCTCGGCCTCTTGTGCCTGTACTTGCTTGGCCTGCTCTGCACGGCCTGCTTCTGCTTGCTGGGTTTTAATCCGACCACGCTCAATGAAACGGCCAGCAGGCGCCAAAGCACCGCCTAATACAGCGCCGCCAATTAAACTTTCCCAGTATTCGTTACGTGCTTGCTCGTCATCAAGTTTTAAACCTGCTTGCAAACGCTCAAGGAACTGCTGTGCTACTTCGGTAGTACTTTCTGCACCAATAGCTTTACCTGTAGCTTTGGTGTAATCCCCAAGCATTTTGGCCATGCCTTGCTTGGCAATCTGCTCTGCCGCGTCTTGGGACAGTTCTTTACCTGCCGCGCTAAAAATGCCGCGAATAGCAGGGAACATCTTGAAAGACAGTAAGTCCAATGCACCTGCAACCGTACCTGCGCCAGCGGCGGCGGCAAGGTTAGTCTGCTCAAGAGGCGTGCCTTCCTCAGTCTGGCGTTTTAAGAACTGACCTGTGAATTGAGCGCCTGATGCCAAAGCACCCAAGCCCGAAGCAACAAGGGCAGGGGCTCCGCCCACTGCCGCCGCACCGCCTGCAATCAACGGAGCCGCAACGTACGGCAAAGAGCCGCCAAGCAACTCGCTAAATTTAGTAAGCGGGGCTCCTGACCAGCCCTTTTCTGTGGGCTTAAACGTACGCTGTTGGTACGCCTCTTCCTCGGCCATGATCTGCTTGGCGCGTTCGGTATCCATGACACCTGTGCGGCCAGCAAGCGCAGCGCCTGCGCTTTTTAAACCAGAGATACCGGCTTTGACGGCAGGAACAAAACCTTCTTCGGGGGAGCCACCTATACCAAGCTGCTCTCTGAGTATCTCCGCTGCTTTTTCTTTGGATACGCTGTCTGGAAACTCAACGGTTCGTCCATCAGGCAAAGCAACGGTATAGCTCATAGATCACTTTCTTGGTTCAAGTTGTCCTGTTTTGGCGTTTAGAACAAAATCTGCGCCGCCTGCAGGTGTACTTCCGCCCCCGGAAGTACCTGCTAATTTTGCCAGTTCTGGATTTAATTGCAAGGTTTTTTTCCATTCTGCTTCAAACGCAGTTTGCAATTCTTCAGGCGTGCCGTACTTGTTGGCTTTCATAACCTGATCCATCACGTTTTTACGCGCCTGCTCAATAGCCCCAGACCCTTTAATAGCGTTGATGTAGTCTTTATTGTCCTGTGACCGCATTTTTGCAGCGCCCAACGTAGCGTCTGCGCCAATATTTGCCACACGCTCTTGCATCGCGCCAGTAAACATTGTCTTGGCATCTTCGCGCTTCATGCCGTAGCGGGTAACAGCAAAGTCTGTGAGGCTCTTAAGTCCAGCATTTGCTGCCTTGTCTACATCGGCAGTGGCTTTTCTAATCTCTGAGTTGTTCATGCTTGTTTGGTTAAAGCGAACATCTTCCAAACGACCATACGCGTCATCCAGCTTGTCTTTAGCATCAGCAATTTTGTCCATGCTCTTGCGATACGCGGCAGTTCCTGCCATTGCACCTTGACCAATGTTTGCAAACGCATTAGCCGACGTACCAGACATCATTGCCAGACCTGCTTCAAGCAACGCTAACCCGCCACTCTGCTTTTCTTCTTTGGCAATGCGCTCTTCTTTGCCTTTAAGTTTAGTTTCGCGGTCTTTGCCGTAAGCGCCTTGCGCGGCAAGATCGGTCTTAAGTTGATCCAGTTGTCTTTGGGCGGCAGACTTTTCTGATTCGCCTTGCTCACGTATGCGTTGAGCAATCTCATTTAGCTCAGTGTCACGCTCATTATCTTTGCCCGCAAACTGCTCGTACATGGCTTTGATGCCTTGCGCACCACCCATGCTAGTTTGAGGACGTTGAGGGGCTGAAGCTGCCGGCTTTTCTGCCGGTACTTGAGGCGATGACGGAATTGCAGTAGCCGCAGGGGCGGCAGATACAGGTGCGGCAGGTGCAGGTGCATCGCTTACACCGGGTTGAAAACGAGGGGTTATTGGGGCATCGGGGCCTGCAAAAGTGGGCCTTTGATTTTGTCTAATACCCGGCTTTTTTTGGTCATTAAACTCTTTATCGGTCAGTTCGGCATTACGAACAAACCCTTGTCCTTCTGGTGTTACGTACAGATTGTCTAGAGTCGGAAGGGCAGACCCTAACTCTAATGAATACGGTTTTGCACCGGGAGCTTGCGAGTATTGTGTAGTTGATGTGGTAAACGCTTCCAAAGCCGCCGCTTTTGACGGGAACTTCATGTCTGCTAACTTAGCTGCGGGGTTTGGAATCAGGCGGTAGTAAGGAACGCTAGGATCACGAATCGTTTTGGGGATGTCTAGTGTCCACGTCTTACCGCCGTCGGTTGTGCGAACAAGCTGCTCGCCTTTACCAGCAAACTTCTGAACTGCACCACCGCCAGACATGCGCACCACGGGCTCGCTTTGCTGGGCAAAGTTAAACATGCCGCCCATACCGCCTGTGGCCATGCCTTCTTCGTCGTCTTCGTAACCCGCAATACCGCCGTCAGCCATACGCTGCATATTGGGTGTGGGCAACTGCGCAATACCCTGATCTTCTGGTAAACCGCCAGACGCCATGCCTGTTGTTACAGGGCCGCCATAACCGGTTTGCAAAGTACCACCCGAGCCGGTCATTACAGGCGTAGCCATGCCAGCAATACTTTGATCTGCCACTGTGGGCTGTTGGCCAGCATTCTGACCTTGTGCGGCTGTACGTAAAGCTTTGCGTCGATCTGATTCTGACTTTGCCAACGACAAAATGTAAGGGTTGTTTTTGTGTAGCTGTGCATACTGCTGCAACGCTGAGTCCGGCTGCAGACCAGCCAAGGTCTTTGTAATTAGGTTAACGTCAGGTGTGCCAATAGGGGTCTGTTGTGTATAAGCCATGTTTAATCCTGACCCATTTGATAAAGAGTTAAATCAGCCAGACCAGCAGGGCGGCGTTCTAGGTCTTGGGTAGCTCCGCCAGAAGCACCAAATGCTTTATATGCACCAGCACCAGCTAATCCTAAGCCCGCTACCTGTGACATCATTGATGGAGGCTGTTGATACATTGTGGAGGACTGCTGAGCCAGCGGCAAGCCGCGAATCATGTCGGACATGAAGCCCATCTGCTTGTATGGGTAGTTCTGGTAGTTCAGGTAGTCTTGATATTGGTTGTTCAGAACATTCTGTACTTGCTGTTGTTGCTGACCACCAAACTGATTCTGCATACTGAGCAGGCCCATGTTCTGCCCGTACTGTGTCTGTCCAATATTGGCTAAGTTACTGGCCATTGAACCGGCTGTTTGCAAGCCTTGAAGTCCCAGACCTGCGCCAAACTGTTGCTGCTGAGCGTTTAGTTGGTTCTGCGTATTGAACTGCTGCATTGCTTGGTTGTAAGCGTTTTGCAAGCCCTGCGCTTGGATGTCGCCCTTTTGACGAGCCAAGTTACCTGCGGCTTGCCCACGCATGAGGTAGTCGCCACTGCCACCAAACGCGCCTGCACGGGCAGCTTGCGCACCTTGAACTTGACGAGCAATGTCTGCTTGGCGCTGAGCATCCGCTTGCTGACGCTCCACTACATTTTGCATGTAGGGGTTCATCATGTTCTTGGCAGTAGCAGCATCAAAGTTTGCGGGGTTAAATGTGTACTGTGTGTTGAGTGCGCCCAAGCCAGCCATACCCGCCATAGCCGTAGCATCACCCAACTGGGGGGCAGTTTGCATCAAGGCCGCATTTTCGTACGCCTGCTGTTGCAAAGGTGTGAACTGCGCTACGCGATCCCCCATGTACTGCATGTAGGGGTTAAGGTCAGGGTCAGTGTAAACCTGTGCTTTACCTAGCAGTTCTTCTGCGTAAGGGCGGATTGGTTCCGCAAAACCTGTTTGGTACTCTTGTATTGCAGTTGGTGTTGGTGTGGCCATGATCTATTCCTTAAGCGGGAAGATATTTGTCAGCGCGACTATTGGCCGCTACTTTGTTTTTGCCTGTGGTTTTGCCCCGTGCACGTTGTACACGATCCATCATGGCGTAGAGCTTTTTAGCCCCTGCATCTGTAGAGCCGTTACCTAACTCAGACACGATACGCGCAGGGATCACGAACTCACCATCGGCAAGGCGTGCGGGTTGCTGTTTAGCGCCAATGGTTGCAGGGATGCTGTCAGACACACCGTCTCCGGGGCCTTTAAGCAAACGACCGCCGTCTGAGTAAGAACCCAAAGAGCCTAGACCGCCGCCTACGGCGTAGCCACGAGGCATTAAGCCGCCACGTTTAGCGCCTGAACCGGGGGAGCCATCACTTCCGGGAGCAGTGCCGGAAGCGCTAGCTGCAGAAGCGGCAGCAGAGTCAGCAGCGGAAGCGGCAGCAGCGGCAGCGGCAGCTCCACCATCATCACCGCCTGCATTAGCAGAATTAGCCGCGTTAGCTATTCTTGCTTTTTCTGCTTCAACAGCCGCTAGGTAACTGTCGTAGTCGCCAGTAAACTTACGGCCTTCGGCTTTGCCGTACCTCAAGTAGTGCTCGTAGGCAGACGCAAAGTTAGACTTGCCAGCTTTCATCTCAGCTTCAACGTCGGGGTTAGCCGCAAGGTATGCTTTCTCGTCAAAATAAGTTTGCGGCTCTTTAAAAGTGGTTGTGCTGGTGCCTGTTGTCTTCGTTATAGGTTTTAGACCAACCGTCTTTTTGCCCAACGCGTACTCAGCATAAGGCACAGCGATTTGAGAAGCCATAGATTTAGCAGGGTACTTACCGCCGCCTTTACCCATGAGGTAGTCGTAAGCGGCCAGCGAGTCACCCGTCTGCTTGTTGTACAGTTGGTTGAACTCGTCAATAGTTCTTGGCGCTCTGGATGTGTAGCCCAAGCTTCCGCCACCAGCGGTGTACGCATCTTTAAGCTGTTGGATGCCAATGAATCCGCCATCTGGCCGACCGGGGATGTTAGGTACAACTGTGCGTGTGCCATCCGGATTTGTAATGATGTCGCCGGGGTTGTTGACATTTCTATAAGGGTTAGTCGTGCCGGGAGGCGCATAGGTCTGTGGGGTTGTTTTTTCCGCTGCCTTGACTGCGTCATACCGGCGCTGAACTTCATTGCGAGACAATCCAAAAGCTTGGGCGGCATCATTGATGGAGTACTTGTTGTCATCCATAAACTTGACCCAGCCTTTGTCAGAGACGTTTCCACCCAGTTCTTTTGACAACGCGTACGCACCTTTGTCGAGGTTGTACCCGCGAGTGATGTCTTCTTTTGACCAACCCGCGTATTTGGGGTCATGTCTGATAACGGCGTTGTAGTATTCAGTAGGGTCAATACCTTCGGCTACCATGCGGTTGTAAATACCAAGCGTGCCAGAACCGCCAGTGGTGTCTGTTGAACCTACAAATGGACTCGCCAGACTAGCAATGTAACGGTTGACATCGGCGGGGTTAGCGTTTGTATCTATGATGGCTTGATCAAGGTTTATATCTTTGTTGGCGGGGTTTGATAAAAAACTGCCCATCTGTGCGTCTGTATAAGCAGTGTATGTAGGAGAAGCCTGATACGTGCCGTAGGCTTGCCCAATTGTGTCTTGTCCAATACCAAGGTTTGTAAGGTAACTGATAGCGGCTTGTTGATTGGCTGCGGTATCGCCACCGCCAGCAGTGGTGAACTGTTTATAGGCTGATGCAATATCTTCGGCTGAACTGTCCTTCGTCAAAGATCTGTAATCACCGCCTGCGGCCAGAGCCACAATACCGCCCGTTGCCATAGGGGTTGGCTGTTGCTGTTGTTGCGGGGGCTGGTTTAAAGACCCCACCCCAAGTTCGTAGGGGTTTGGGTTCTGTTGTCTGAACAGATCGCGCTGGCCTTGGAATGTTTTGTTTCCAAACTCACTGGCTTTGACGGGCGTCATAGCGCGTACGCCGTACAGCGGGTCGGGCTTGCCTGTGTCTGGGTTGATGTTGAAATCAAACTGCCGTATATAACCAGTGTCCTTGGGATCGCCTAGTTTTGTGGTTGTTGGAACCATAGCGCCTGCCATGATTGGCGCTGCGGCCATACCGATATTGGTAAGGTTGTTCTTAGCAAAAGCCCCCATAGCTGCTGGGTTTGCTGTAGCTGAATTAAATCCAGCAGTCAGCGTCTCCATAGGGGTTGCTGCGGCTAACTTAGCACCAACGGCCTGTTGTATGGCTTCATCGCCTACTAATCCCGCACCAGCGGATTGCGATAGTGCCCCGGTACCAGCCTTCATCAAGCTCTCGCCAAGACCCGCTCCACCATACGCACCCAATCCGGCCATGAGGCCGCGAGACAAACTGCCGGTAGCTAAAGCTGTAATGCCGCCCGTAGCCAAACCTGCCATACCCGCAGACATAAAGCCCCCACCAATAGCCGCACCAGCAGGGCCTAAGAACGCGCCAAGGGCGATAGGGGCAACAGCCTTAAACAGATCAGACAAAAGCCCAGCTTCGGGTAAACCCGTAACAGGATTGATGGTCAGCGTTGTGCCGTTAGCCTCGGCAAACTTTTGTAGATTCCGGACTTCGTCCGGCGTCATGTGTACAAGTAACGAGTCATCACCGCGACCGTTGGCGGCTACCTGTTCGGCAAACTTATGCAGGCTCATTTTTGCCTCTCAAAATGGGGGTTGTTTGATAATATCATGCTGGGAGCGCAGACACAAATGAAAGTGTAGCTACGACGGATTGCGTAGAAGGCTTAGTAGGCGTGCCGGAAGCGGCAAGGTGCTGGATAGTTACAGCAACGTTAGGCACAGACCAGTAAATCTCAACGTGGTCACCTGCTGCCATATTTAAAAAATAGTTCCAGCCAACAATTGCGTGTCCGTCCGTGCCAGCGTGTCTGTTTGGAATAGACACAAAACCTGTTGAGCCTGTAATGTCTTCGCCGTTTTGACGTAGCCAGATGTAGACATCTTGGAAGGCTGTGTCTGTGTTTCTAAACTGAGCGCTAAACTGCAAGTTGTATATACCAGCGTACTCCACAGTAATTTCAGAGTTGACTATCCTTACGCTATCAGCAAAGTCAGTGGTATTGAATGTCATCAACGTAGCAGTGTTTGCTACAGCCGTTTGGTCTTGATCGCTGGAAAACGCCCCGTATGGGTTCGCTACATACTTGCCACCCGTAGGGCCAAACAACTCACCAAACGCATTTTGCAGTTGGTTAAAGTACAAACGCAGGACGTTCGTAAACTGATCCTGATACCGGCGCTCGTACTGATCCGTACCCAACGGCAAGTTGGGTGGGGCAGGGGTAATGATCCTGTTCTTGGATGTCATCAGCGCCTGCCGTCAGGACGAATATCTATACGCGGAGCACCCAACTGCCAGACCGTGTTGATTTGATTAGAGTCAATCTTAAAGATCATCTGACGCCCACGCATACGCGTAAATATCTGCCCTGTAAACTGTTCGGTAATTACGTATGTATTGCTCTTAGCTACGGGTTGGCTGGCCGAGCTTGTCACCCCAGAGCCTGAATTTGCCAAACCGTACAACGTCATGTTCACAGACGGCACGACCCCTGCGGGGGTATTTTCTGCGTTCTCAAACGTCAAGTCAGGAAGAACACGCCACACAAAACCAAAATTATGACCATCACCAATATCAAATTCAGACGAAGATATGTAGGCACTGATGGCGGCTGTGGTGTCGGTTTCATTATTATTTAGTCCCTGCTCGTGGTTAACCAAATTGTTACTGTATGTAGCTGCCAGTGGGTAATCACGCAGCCCTGAGTCAAGCCACGCTGTTCGTGCCATTGTGCCGTAGTACCAGATTTTTTCTAGGTAGTTGTAGATGACGTAACGATCAATCTCGTTGCTACTGGATGAGCAGTAGAACCACCAGACCTCGTTGAAGCCTTCGTTCGTACCAGCAAACACCTGCGCTGCTTGGGCTTGATTAAAGTCCCCAAATATGTAGCGACGCAAATCACAGTTAAGCGTTTGCACACGGCCATCGTAGGAGTAAAACTTATCTATGCCCATCCAGTACACAATACCCGAAGCAATTACAGCGGCGTTGGGGCTTTCGATAGAAATGTTATCGCCCAGCAGTTGAGGTACCCAGACATAAGGGGGGCCAAGGTATTGCAGCGAATACACAGATGAGTCGGTAAACACCAGCACCTCTTGACGAGTCTGAACGGTGGCCACAATCTCTGAGCCGTGGGATACCCGTACAAAACCTGCTTGGTTTGTGGGGTCAGGTGTCCAGTTGTAGGGGTCATCCTGCGCTGACCAGCGAATCAACATAGGATCCATTGTGCTGGAGCCATAGTCATTTGTGCCAAACACAATAATGAACCGTGACGAGTCTGAAACAGTCAAACTGTTCTGTACTACAGGGCAGTCAACAATCAAAGACACACTACCCGTACCCGAAGACGTTGTGTTAACTGGGTTACCGGCGCCATCTAAAAGTTTAAAAGTTAAGCCGTTTACTTCAAACACATAGTATGTAGTACCAGCAGTTACGCCTGTGGGCAGGGAGCCGCCAGAGAACTTAAGCGCTGCGCCCTCGGTGTAAAGTATGGTGGAAGTGACTATTGTGGGTGAAGCGTTTGTAAACGACACTGTACCGCCAAGCGTATTAAGCAGCACGCCTCGGGTAGATACACCAGCGGTAGCATCCCAATAATACAAGCCGCCACCGCGAGGGCCGAAAACCAAGTCCTCGCCATAGTTGATTTGGTTCCACAACCGAATGGTTGACAAAGATGAGCCGCCTGTACCCCAAGGCCCTGCGCCCCAAGTGCCCGCCCCCCAACCAACAATAGGAACAGCGGAAGCAGGGCCGACATTTAATTGGTAAGCGGCTACAACCGCAGAGCCGCCATACGATCCCGCAGTCAGTGCTGTAGGTGTTGTGATTGTGTACGTACTGCTAGATGTAACTGTGACAGAGTACTGGGCATTAAGTGTGCTGGCGTACGTACCCGTAGCGCCGCTAAACGTTACATAATCTCCTGTGACGCAGCCATGTGCAGCATCCGTAACCGTTACAGTAGTCGTGCCGTTTGCTGTAAAAGGGTCGGTTCCAAGCGTTGCTGTTTCCCGGATCGGAGTAATATCAAAGTACGCACCGCCTCGTTCAATGTAGAACTTTAAGTTAGTGCCAACTCCTATTAGATTTAAACCTGCAAGCGTTACCCAATTCCACAGTGAACGGCATACACCTAGGAAAGTAACTGCAGAAATGCGCTGCCAGCCGCCGATAACTTCAGGGTTGCCTTGACGGAAACGAATCTTGTCGCACTCGTACCAACCGCCTTCAGTGGTGTAGCGTGTATTCTCCCGGTTGACGCCCGGCTTAAACAGTACTTTTTGTAGTGGCATTGGCAGTCCTAGGATAGAAACAGTGCTTTTTCAGCGTCCCTGCGCTTTTTTAGCCCTGCCAGTATTTTGCCACCACCCATGCAATACAGCAAGAGCGCATCGGCTGCGCCTTCCCAATCTCCACGGTTTATTTTCATCCGAATAGACGAGCGCTGAAACCCACCCAGTCCGGCATTGAAGGAAAAGCTGACGCACGCATCGAAAGCGCCTTGACGACCAGATACAGCGGGAGCAAGTCTAAGAACACCACGTTCAAAAATAGCGATGTCATTGTCGAATATCTTATAGATTTCTTCTTTTGTCCAGACACGGTTGTCCTCCGGTTTTAATGGCATTTCTTTGCGGATCAT